CCACCATTTGTTTTAATATATTTTGCTTCATTTTGGAATCGTACATCACTGACAATAACAACATCAATACCACGTGAACCAAATACCTGAACCCATGATTTATGATAATTTATCCAAATATCTTCACCTAATATGCGACGTCCATGTTCAGTTCCTTCTAATTGTAATAATTTGCGTGATTCGTGAGTTTTTGTAACGTACACGTCATCAAATCGAACATCCATTTTCGTCATCACATTAACCTTGATTTGATCAGCGAAGGATAGTTGTAAATGGGACTTACCATGACGTTGTAAATATGGAACAATGTAATTGTTTGTAATAAAGTCTTTACCAGACCCCATTTTGCCACATAAGCCAATTAATAACACCATTTGAATCTCGTTTTAGTGTATTTAATTTTCAATTGTTTTAAATTGAATACACAACTACAACCTTCACCACATTAAACTAGATAATTCTAGAATTAACAGCCAATATACGATTTGCTGCTAATGTATCAGTAAAAATGTCTTTTAAAATTTTTAATTCTGTTACAAGTGTCGTTAAATTTTTATGTGTAGAATCATAAACAACATTTTCTAAATGGGCCGCAATTGCACAGGCGTGATCTAAAAATATATCAGAACTATAGATAATTCGGTATAAGTTGTTGTATTTATCGAGTAATCTATTGTATTTTGCAAGGGATACAGTTGTATCAATAAGATTTTCATATCTGATTTTCATATCATTCATACTTTGAATTATCGTGTTTTCAGAAAATTCCTGTTGGAGTTTTTCTAGTTCCTTTTCTTTTAATGCTAAATTTTCTCTGACTCGATTTAATTCATTTTCAACTCTGGTTAATTCAGTTTGAACTTGAGCCAATTCAGCCACTCGACTTTGATTTGTTATTGTACTAGACTGATTGTTTATTTGGGTGTCTGTAACGTCCGATAAATTGTCTGAGCTAACGTCTGATAAATTGTCCGATAAATTGTGGTCCATTTTAAATTAATTACCTTAATTTAATTGTATTTAAATTAAAGTCACTTCCCTTATGTCTATTGTGGTTCTGGCTGTTGCTGTTGTGGTGGTTGTATTTGAACAGGTGATTCCCATTCAAGTGGAGTGTCAGTGTACTCTTTCGTCTCGTATAGTTTAGTAAACATTTTCTTTAGTGCCGAGTAATGTGGTTTTTCTTGGAAATCTAAACTTCTAACGTACTTCAAAAATACACAAAATTCACGTGGCATATTTATGCATAATTCTTCTTCTGACAAGGCTTCTTTCTTTTCGCCAATTAAACGATAACGTTCCTTTTTGTCCTTGTGTTTAATTGTTTGCCATGGGAGATGGCCTTTATAAAGATACACAAACAGGTATCCTAAAGCTTCCAAATCATCTTTTCTCCCTTGTTCTATGTTTTTATGAGCGGCAATGCTAGCATATCGTGCTGTTCCACAAAATTTTCTATTTTCATTAAATTCAATGTGTTCTCCATTTTTCTTGACAAATTTTTTTGCCAAGCCAAAATCAATACAGAATAGCTTTTTTGGATCAGTATGTCCAATAACAAAGTTGTCAGGTTTAATATCTCTATGTAAATAGCCACAACTATGAATGTACTTTAGTATGTCAATTGTTTGTATAGCTATGTAAATAACAGATTTCAAACTGAGTTTTTTATTTGCAGTTTTGTCTCTGATAGATTCTAAATTGGAACCTAGTAAGTCCATTACAATAATTTTACGATCTTTACAAGTTGTAATTTTCATATTTGCAATGCCATTATCAGGATTATGTATCTTTTTATAAATCCTGGCTTCGTCAAGGACGGACTTTTGTCCATCTCGATCGCTTTTTTGTACAGGCATTTTTAATGCTACAAGGGTATTTGTTTTATTATTACGAGCCTCGAATACATTGCCAAATGAACCAGACCCAATGTAGCGAGTAATGGTATATTTATTAATATCTGTACCAATCAAGTTTTTTAAATTTTTTAATTCGGAATTCAGAGATTTCATCGACTTATTACTAAATAATATAACTAACGTAAAATTTGAACTTAATTGGACACAATTGTAAATTATTGTATTTTGTTGTTTTTAAGCTAATTAGCAAAATCAAAATTACAAAGTGGGCAAGTTGTATGTGATGTGAACCATGTGTCAATACATTCGGTATGGAATTCGTGAAAACAAGACATTTTTCTACAAATTTGATTTTTGGACATGTCATCTTGGCAAATCGAACAAAAAAGATTTTGAGTAGTTTCAGAGTTAAGACCTTGTACAAAAACAACAGAATGTTCTCTTAAATTGGCTAAATGTAATCCAACTTGTATGTGTCTGTAAGTTCTAGAGTTGGAATCGTAATTAGTTGGAAAGTTAGCGACAGCATGGTAGTTAGCTATAGGATGGTAATTAGCGACAGCGACAGCACGAACGGGCCGTTGTCTCATTCGTAACATTTCACCATACGCGAGACGACGTTGTCGTCCTGGTTCTGTTGGTAACATTAGTAATGTGTAGTATAGTATTTTTCCGCACGTTTTATTCTCAATTATTTTTTATTTAAAATTAAGTTTATTTCCAAAAATTTTTTTTCTTTTTGTAAAGTATAAAAACAAACAAACATGGGAGGTGGACTTATGCAATTAGTTGCCTTAACACCATAGGGCAAAATAGTCAGCTACTAATTTGGTTCTGTACATAACCAGATTAGGAAAATAGTTTAAATGTACAGTACAGTGTAAAGTCCACTTTAGTACACTTTTGAATACACTGTAATATAACTGGCTAGTGAATTGGACAATTGTTCAATTTGCGACATCTTCAAATTGCGGGAAACTCCTTAGAGTCTTAACTACCACTCTTAATTAGAAATGGTTAAGAGGAACTCGGTTAATAGCCGAACCCAAAGGTAAAAATGTTAAGAATTGGATAATCCGCAGCGAAGCTCCTAAAATTTGAATTTTTTAGAAGGAAATATAAAATATAATGATAATTGACTGGTTGAGTAGAGAACAAAGAGTTAATATACCATTTATAGGAAAATTAGGCAATTTATCGAAATCTGATTTACAAAGGATATTACATAAAATTAATCTTACAGAGATTTCTAAAGAAAATTGTTGGATTTGGAACGGAACAGTTATGGATTCAAAAAATAAAGGACATCAACATGGAGTTATATGGTATAATAAAAAATATGTACAAGTACATAGAATAATGTATCATAATTTTATTGGTGATGTACCAGAATATAAACCGAATGGTTTAATTGTTTTACATAAATGTTCACATATGAATAACGGAAGATGTATAAACCCATGGCATTTACAGTTGGGATTTGCGAAAGAAAATACACATGATGCTTTAAAATCATCTACGTTACATTTGTATACTGGTAATGAAACAAATCCAAATAGTAAATTAAAAAATCATGAAATTGAAGAAATTAGGAAGTTAAAAGATTCTAATCTTTCACAGAAACAAATTGCTAATATATATGGAATTCATCAATCACAAATATCACGATATTGGAATTATATCACTCGAAAAATTTAAATGGAGAACGTTCAGAGACTAGACGGAGATGGGGATTCTTTTAAGAATTCTTAAGATATAGTCCGGCCAACATTGAAAGATGTTGGATAGACCGATGGTGCTTAGAAATATCTTGGGTGCCAACAGTAAGCTGCCATAGTGGTTCGTATATCACCACTAATGGGGAAACAGTGTAAATATACGATTGAAGATAATTCAATTATATAACTTGCTAGTGAATTGGACAATTGTTCAATTTGCAAGATTGCCAAATTGCGGGAACCTCCTTAGAGCTTTAACTACCACTTAGATATACGTGAGTTATCTAATACCACAGGGTAATGACCAGTGGCATGGTAAAAACGTTAAAGATTGGACAATCCGCAGCCAAGTATCTTATATCGTAAAAATGAAAATTAAATATTACTATTATTATGCTAAAAATAATTATGAACAAAGGAGAAATATATTGTTTAACGAGTCCGTCTAATAAAAAATATATTGGGCAATGTGTTAAATATTTATCAAGTGGAAAAAAATGGGGTTATCTTTGTAGATGGAAACAACATGTTATAGATTCTAAAAATGGAAGAGATAATTGTAGATTATTGAATAATGCTATTCGTAAATACAATTATGAAAATTTTCAACTTGAAGTATTACATGAATGTAACATCGAAGAACTTGATCATTATGAAAATTATTATATAACTCATTACAATACTATGACTCCGAATGGGTATAATCTTGTATCCGGTAAAAGTTCAAGTAGACAATCAGAAGAAACAAAAGAAAGAAGAAGAATAAATATGTATGATAAAAATGTTGGTAAAAGATATCCTCGACGTGACAGAAAACGCGAAGAAGATATACATTTACCAAAATATTTAAGATATTATTCTGATATAACTGGTAAAGAAGGATATAGAATTAGTAATCATCCTATCTTAAAAGATCGTTCTTTTGTTAGTAAATATCTTTCATTAGAAGATAAATTAAATTTAGCATTGGAATATTTAAATACTTCAGAGGCAGATGTAAGATAAAGGTTCAACGAGTAGACGGTAATCGGGATTTAGTGATAGTTCTAGCCAAACTTGAAAATTCTTAAGGTGTACTCTGCCCTTAATAGAAATATTATGGATATCGCAAGATATTTACCTTACAGGTAATCCACAAATCACATTTTTTAAAGTTGTGTACAGAAGACACACCAACTTTGCTATTGAATCTATTGAACAAACCTTTTAAGTTAAAGGGTTGAAAAGTAGCCTGCTATAACTATGAGGATATGTTATAGGAAAAACAGTTAGTATTCCTCTCTAATCACACACATCGAAATTTTTCCATGTTTTGTTTTTATCCGATGTCGATTGGAAATACAGCTGCTAGTAAAATTGGAATTAATTACAAATTCTAGTTTTGCGACACTATCAAATTGCTGAAAACCCCTTAGAGCCTTTAGTACTAAAGTAGAATCGAAAGAATCTACTGGCCAAGATTTAACTTGGGTATAGTGAAAATCTAAAGCAAAGCATGCGTGCTTTGGGAAATGAATAATTTCTGATTGGGCAATCAGCAGCCAAGCTCTAAAGAATCAATTTTGATTCCACGAGTGCAGTTCAACGACTAAATGGTAGTGGGCGAACAACATTTTGTTTGCTTAAGATATAGTCTAGTCCCTATTAAATACACCGAAAGGTGGGGTATAAACGTTAACGGAACTGTTGACTTTGGACGCAAGGTTTCTTGCACTGTCTCTCGCAATGGTGATTTGATCCACAAGGTTTATCTCCAAGTTGATCTTCCCGCTTTGAACAACACCAATGGAACCACTGGTTCTTTGAACTGGGTTGACAACATTGGGCACGTTTTGATTGATGAAGTCTCCATTGAAATTGGTGGACAAACCATTGACAAACACTACGGTGAATGGTTGACCATCTGGAATGAATTGACCCAGACCTCTGAAAAGGCTGCTGGTTATGATGCTATGATTGGTAACGTCTCTGCCTTGACTGGTGCTGCCGATACTCACTCTGCTTATACTCTTTACATTCCTTTGCAATTCTGGTTCTGCCGCAACCCCGGTCTTGCTCTTCCTTTGATTGCTTTGCAATATCACGAAGTGAAGTTCAACATCACTTTCCGCTCTGCCGCTGACTGCTACGTCTTGTCCGGTGGTGCCACTGCTGCTACTCCATCTTTGGCCAATGCTTCTTTGTATGTTGATTACATTTACTTGGACACTGATGAACGTCGTCAATTCGCTCAAGTGCAACACGAATACTTGATTGAACAACTCCAATTCACTGGAGCTGAATCTTTCAGCAACTCTGCTGTCAAGAGCAAGTTGTCTCTTAACCACCCTTGCAAGGAACTTGTCTGGGTCTTGCACCACGCTGACAATGAATCTGCTAAGGACTGGTCTAACTTCACCGTCTCTGGCGATGACTCCATTGTTGATGCTAAGTTGCAACTTAACGGACATGACCGTTTCTCCACCCGCAAGGCTGGATACTTCAACTTGGTGCAACCCTACCAACACCATACTGCCATCCCATCCACTGGTATCTATGTGTACTCCTTTGCTTTGCACCCTGAACAACATCAACCCTCTGGTACCGTCAACATGTCCCGTATTGACAACGCCACTTTGTTGTTGAACACTAACACCTCCACTGACTCCTTCAAGCTCCGTGTGTATGCTGTGAATTACAATGTTTTGAGAGTAATGGCGGGCATGGGCGGACTTGCATACTCAAATTAAAATTTTTAGGCCATTTTAAGACCATAAAATTAACACTTCGCGATGCTATTTTATCATGGCGTAACCAGGAGGTTTTTATATTAATAAATTTATTAAAATTTTTATTAATATTCGAAACGATAAAAATGCAAAATGGCAATTGGAATTTTATTAGTATTTTAGGTTAAGAGAATAATTTAGAGTTCGTAAAAAATGAAAAAATTTGCAAATGTAGCAAGTATAAAACACGCCAAATTTCAAAGGTTTTTACAAATAAACCCATGGTAACAGAATCTTTTAAAAAGTATCTAGCCGGATTTTTTGACGGTGATGGATGCATTAAAATCGAAAAATTTAAAAATGGTGGATATACACTAAGACTTGTTTTTGCACAGTCGCATTTAGGATGGGCTCAAGCTGTACAATGTCATTATCCGTATTTAAAAATTAGTGGTGGTCTTCGTAAACAGAATCACCGTTGTCAATATGTGTTGCGTGCCGCGGGAAAACAAATTGAGCCTCTTGTTGACGATTTGTTACCTTATTGTATTTTAAAATACGAACAATTATTACAAGCAAAGAACTTTTTTCAATATATTGATGTACAGAATACATCAGCACAAAAAGACGAAATATATAATAAGTTAAAGGAACTGAAAAAATGTTGTACTAACAAACCGTATGAAAGATTATCGCATGAATACGTGGCGGGTTTGTTTGATGCCGAAGGTTGTATTACATTGGGTACAAATGGTAAAAAGACAGGTTTTAGAATTAAATTGACACAAAAATCCGATCTTGTTATTCTCCAAAGAATTGCAGCAATGTACAATATTAAAACAGCAATTAATAATTATGCTGTGTGTATCTATGGCAAAGGTGACAGTATTAATTTTTTAACATCGATTAGAAATTACTGTATTTACAAAACCCCCCAAATAGAACTCTTATTAGAATTTTTACTAGGAACAAGCTCAAAAACAACTGTCGAAATACAAGAAGCTTTAAAAATGGAGAAGCAAATAGACTACAATCCGGAATACCATACGCAACATGTCCAAGAAGAACAAAAGCATTACTTGATCAAGTGTTTTGAACAGTTTCGGGAAATGTCATCAGATGATTTAATGTATGCTTGTAAGTTAGAAGAAATTAAAACAACACAGGTGATGAACAAGTTTGAAAACAAAATATTCAATTTATCTACAAGTCAGGAGTGGGCAAAATTGCACATCGAACCAGAATTAGAATTCTGTGAGACAAATCATCAGCTAGCTTTGTACAATTACTTAAGAAAGAAAACATCACGCTTGCCATCAACTGGTGTCGTTGGTCGTCAAATACGAATTTTAGTAAAAGACAAATTAACACAGAACTACATTGGACTATTGTGCTTAAGTTCCGATGTATATTCTTTAGGTGAACGTGATCGTTTTTTACAACACGAACTAGAACAACAACAATTTGATTACAAAGAGAACAAACAAGATGCCTTAAAGAAATTTATGAATATTTCTTGTTGTGTGCCTTTGCAGCCATTTGGATTTAATACAAATGGTGGTAAATTACTTGCGACCTTGGCTTTTAGCAGAGAAGTATTTGATTACCACTTACAAAAGTATGGTGAACCTATCTTTGGTTTTATAACAACATCGATTCATGGCAAATCCGTACAATACGACCGCTTACCCCAATTAAAGTTTATTGGATTTACCAAGGGTTTTGGTTCAGTTCAAATTCCAGATGAGCTGTATGCTGTATGCAAGGATTATAACGATCAATGGAAGGTTTCTACTACAAAACGGATTGATCGCTTTTCCTTATTACAAGACATTTTATCGCATTTAGGTCTACCAAAGACTATTTTACAACATGGTCAAAAACGCGGTGTTTATTTTGGATTTTTATTCACAACAAAATTCTCAGACGATTTTGACGTAAATGAAGTTAAAACTGTCGAACAATTGACCAAGCATTGGAAAGAACGTTGGTGTGACAAGAGAATACAAAATGTCATAGGTGATTCTAGACTCAAGACTACAAGTGATTTATATACACTTGAAAAATTAGAATCAATTTCTTTTCGACCATTTGTTTTACCCGAAATGCAACCACAAATGTTAGGTAAAAAAGAAAAAGAAAAGGAAAAAGAAAAGAGAAAGGAACAAGTGCTCGAGCCTGTTAAATTAGTTCCCTATCCCAAAAACAGAAATTTAACGGATGAACAATACATTATGATTATGAAATCTAAAAACAAGTCATTTACAACAGAAGATGTATCCAAGGCGATTAAGGAAAGGTATGGTATTTATGTTCCTCGTAATTTTATTAGTAGAATTTGGAAAGGCGAAGAGGAAGTTCCAGAACATTTAAAAAGTTCCGAAGAATATCACAATATGAAAAATACAGAGTGGCAAAGAACCAAACGTCTTACCAAATTTACACAAGAAGAATTAGATTTTGTGAAAATGCATAAAGATCTGTCACTTGCAGAATGCGCGCGTCTTTTTGCTGAAAAATATAATAAACCAATTACAAGACAATACGTTTTAAGATTACACAAGTTTTCTTAAATTGTTAATTTTAGTTAAGAAATAGATTAGTCATTTTCTTAACTTTTTTTAGTGTAACTTTTTTTAGTGGTTAATAATAAGGGTTTAAGGTGCGAAAAAATGACACCGCAGTTATATAAGCGTGGTTTATTTATATTTCACAGAGATTTACGAGTTGCAGACAATACAGCTTTATTAGAAGCAGCAAAAAGGTGTGAAAAGGTTTACACCATTTTTGTATTTACACCAGAACAAGTTACTAGTCAAAATAGGTATAAATCGGATAATGCAGTAGAGTTTATGATTGAATCTTTACAAGATCTAAAAAAGCAAATTCGAAAATTAGGTGGTCGATTGTTTACATTTTATGGAAATCAGAATGACATTATTAAACAATTTATACGTAAAGAAGGCGTTGATGCAGTATTTTTTAACCGTGATTATACACCTTATGCAGTAAAACGAGACACTGCAGCACAAAAGTTATGTACAGATTTCCACATTCCCTGCATTACGACGCCTGATTTATACCTTTATGAACCTGGAAGTATCCTTTCGGGAAGTGGTGATGTTTATAAAAAATTTACACCATTTTATAGAACCGTTTTAAAACTTACTGTTGACAAACCGTCACGTATAAAACCTAGTAATTTAGAGGTACGGCTTAGTTACAAACGTAAATTAATTAGCTTAGAACGGGCGTGGAAGCGATTCACGTCTACAAAAAAAACAGGTGAGCGTCTTGTAACAGGTGGTAGAAAAGCAGGTGTAGATCGTCTCAAGGCTTCTTTAGAACAACAACAGAATTATACAGAAGATCGCGATACATTGTCATATTCGACATCATTTTTATCAGCCTATTTAAAATTCGGATGTGTATCAATAAGAGAAGTCTATCATATGTACAAGAACAGATACAATGTAAATCATGGGTTGATTCGTGAATTAATTTGGAGAGATTTTTTTGCACATTTATTGTTTAAATACCCCGAAGTAATGGGTAAAAGTTACAATTACCGTAATATTAAGTGGCGCGATTCACTTTCAGATTTCAATAAGTGGTGTAGAGGAGAAACAGGGTATCCAGTTGTTGATGCCGGTATGAGACAATTAAATATGACTGGATATATGCACAATCGTTGTAGAATGATTGTGGCGGATTTTTTAGTAAAAACTCTGCTTTTAGATTGGCGATGGGGAGAAAAATATTTTGCAAAACATTTGACAGATTATGATGTGGCTAGTAATAATGGAAATTGGCAAAATATTAGTTCAACGGGTATTTTAGCTACACCATATTTTAGAAATTTCAATCCATTTATCCAATCTAAAAAATTTGATAAAGAATGTAGTTATATTAAAAAGTGGATACCGGAATTACAAAACGTTCCTCCGAAAGATATCCACAATTGGGACACGGCTTGTGAATTGTACAGAGTAGATTACCCATGTCCAATGGTCGATTACAGAACACAGAAAAGGAAAATGTTAAAATTATTTCGTAATGGGACTTAAATGAATGGATTTAACGAATTTCTCGATAAATTCTGTGAACATACACGCAATTCCATGAAGATAAAATGATAAGAACTATAAAAGCGGATATGATACCCCAAATAAATGGTGTTGCATAGGTTTGAACATCGGCGATGATGTCTTTGCGAAACTCAAGTACTTGATTAGTCATTAATTCAGAAACATAAGGACCAATGTTATCTCGTATTTGGATTTTTAATTGATCTTCAACAGCGGCAAAAATATCTGAAGTGTTTACGTTTACGTTCATTTTTAATTGAAGTCTATTGCATTTTATTTTCAATTTCATTGAATTTGGATTTAGAATTAACATAGTAAGAAATCATTGTAAAATCATCGTCGATTCTAGGTGGTTGGTTTTCATAGAAAGTGTCGTACTTTATGGATTCAATTTCTACTTTTGGATTAAAATCGTAAGCAAAAACGTATTTTTCTATCAGGGGCATATTTATAGTTGTGTAGAGCAAAAATGTATATATGAGACTACTGATTTTTTTTTGTGTTCTTACTCTAAAAAATCCACGCTTGAAATGTGTATTAATGAAATTAATTTTTAAAAGTTCTGGTGTTGCTGGATCTATATTGTAAGCTTCAATAATAGATACACATGTTATAAAAATGTAATATTCTATATTAGATAAATGTGTTAATTTTTTATACAAATGTGCATTTTGAAGTGTAAGGTGAAGTTGACTAAACATTCTTTTTCGAATCGTATTATTTAAAAGCGAGTAAAATCCTTTATTTAAAACACGTAAAGACAAAAGCTCAGTGGTACTTTGGTAATCAAAAATAGCCAAAATGATTTCAGTTGGTAATTTATGTAACATTGATTTCAAATTTACATAAGTTTTAAATTCGCGACTTTTCAGTCTAGTTTAAATTAAATGTCCTTTAAATTTCTTTAAATATCCTTTAAATTTCTTTAAATATCCTTTAAATTTCTTTAAATATCCTTTAAATTTCTTTAAATATCCTTTAAATTTCTTTAAATATCATACGTTTTAGAAAATGAAACTGTATATCTGTAAAGTGGTTGGTGCAGGTGATGAATTTCCCAAGGTGTAACTTGTGTGTCATTTGCAAAGACATGAAAATTGTATCCATAAGATCTTGTGTAGTCATTAATATGCAAGTACTCAGGATACGATAAATGTAAAATATTTTTATGGCCATATAAAATTTCAATTCCACGCATTGTAAGAACACATAATACATTAAAAATAAATTGGTCAATACCATCTGGTTCTGAAAATGTTAGTGTATAATCATCTAATTCTAAACAAATACTGTTTGGCCTTCCTGGTGGTTTATTAAAAATTTGCAATGCAATTGATCCTAAATTGTCTTGTGAATACGGATCGTTAACATTGTGATTAATCAAACTTGAATTCGCAGAGATGTCATCAGTATCCATTAAATCTTGGTTGTCAGCCATGTCTTGTTTAATTGTATTTGGATTAATTCTCTTTCAATTTTACCGCACTCAATAATAATAATTATGTTGGAATGTACTGGTTTTGGCGCTCTAACATATTATTCCTGTAGCCATTTAGCAAAGTTATCTTCTAAACTCATTTTAAATAATAAGGAATTTTCGTCGGTTTTTGCAGGGCATAAGTCTTCCCATTCTTCGGAAAGTGGTTCTGTTACGATAGGTTCTCTTACGATATTTTTAACGAATTGATCAACTTGTGAAGTAATAAGTTGATCATTGTTAATTCTCTTTTTTAATTTGTAAACAACTACCCTTTCACCAAGCATATTTTTTACTTGAGCTGAAGTAATTCTTTCGGATTTTTCTACAGTGAGTAATCTTAAAAGAACTGTATAGTAATGGGGTGTAAGATCAGTTGGTTTAGAAATTGAACCGTAAATATCATGTTGCGCATCTTGTTTTCTAAAGTAAGATTCTAAATCTTCGATTTTACGAATGGACGGAAAGGGCAATTTACAATAAATTAACTCGTACAAACATATACCTAAACTCCACATATCAATATTTGAACCGTAAAAAATTTGTTTTTTAGTTCTTGGTGCAATTTGATAATGGGTAAAATTTTCTAATAAATTCATATTGGTAATAATTTCAGGAGCCATGTAATAAGGTGTTCCACATAACTTAAAGTATTTTTTTGATAATATACGATCTTGTATAGTCGTATGTGTTTCTAACCACTGTCTACATTCTTTATCAGAAATATCATAACATGCAAAGCCAAAATCGGATATAACAAAAAGTATAGAAAGATCTCTTTGTTGTTTAATGAGGATATTAGGCAATTTGATGTCTCTATGAATGATGTATTTTGAATGTAAATACTCTAAGCCACTGGAAACTTGATGGATAAATGCAATTATAAACTCTGAACAAAACCCACCATGCATGTTGCGTTCGATATCTAAATTGTTACTGTTGTCTTTTTTGTTACTATTATTGTTGTCTTTGTTATTGCTCCTGTTGTCTTTTTTGTTCTGGTTGTTACTGTCATTGTCTTTGTACAACACCGCATACAAGTCTCCTAGATTGCAATATTCCATATTTAATTCGTAAATTGGATTTGCAAAACTATGATTGTAAAATTTAATGATATTTTCATGAGTACATGAATTAAGAACTTCTATTTCACTCTCTATTAATTCACGTAAACGTTTGTAATAGTATTCGTATTCATCAAATTCTATACTGGTGCTGTTATTACTTTTGGAATAAGGGGTGATTTTGGGGTTGACGGAATTTGATGTGCTTCCACTTTTTTTAGACTTGGGTAAAATTCTAAGTGTTTTTAATGTTCGTGTAATATAATCTAATCCACCATTTTTTTTTGGTGTACGCGAAACTGATTGGGATTTAGTTGAGTTAGTAGTTTTTGTGTATTTGCTTACAAGAATGTCTATATTAATTTCTTTACATATAAAGTAAGAATTAGGATCGAAATCTGAGGTTGAAGAATTTATAGAACTATTCATCACACTCATTCTAAATAGTGTACTTTGAGGTTCAGTATATTTACATAGGTAAACTTTAGAAAATGTTCCTTTCCCAATTTGTGAAACGCGGACTGACATTCATTTTTCTCTACTAACATTAAAGAATAAAATTTTCGAAATACTCCTCGAAGTACTTTTTTGCTGCATTGTAACCAATTCCAATTAATACTTTTTTCTCATTTTTAGTCATATTAAAATTCATTGTCTGCGTTGAACCGACATGTATATTTATTGTTTTATCTGAATAAATTTGCGCTATGTTCTGTCGTTCTCTATGAACTACCAGACATGACATTATATTTGCAATGTATGTTTCTAATGAATCAATGTTATTATTGACTTGATCGTTGTGTCCTTCTCCCTGTGATACAAGTTTAAGCCCAAGTACATTATCTAAATTTTCTTTAAAAAGATGTATTGGATAATTATTAATCACACCCCCGTCGACGTGAATTTGGTTATTATACTTTTCGGCTGTAAAAACAAAAGGTATACTTATAGAATATCGCAATGCTGTTAAAACTGGCAAGTCTGGTGTACTCATGTAATCAAACACAGTATATTGATATGTACTCAAATTTGTAGCCAATATTTGTAAACGAATAGGATTCCACTGGAATAGTTCCGAAAACGTTACATTTTTAGAGACGCCTTTTTTGATTAATAGTGTTTCTATCCAGCTTAATACATTTTTACCAGAATCAAGACCATAATTATTAATGAAATTAGCTAGTTTAATATCTCGCAATTGTAAAAAACGTTTATTTACAATTTCTTCTTCGATTTCATCTGGATTATAATTTAGAATATAAATAAGACCAAATAAGCATCCCACAGAAATGCAACACACATTTTTGATTCGTAATACGACTTTACCCTTACCTTCGGTTTCACCTTTGGTTTCACCTTCACCTTTGCATTGTTGTTGCTGTTGTTGTAATTCTTGTAATTCTTGTAATTCTTGTAATTCTTTAATGTACCTTAATACACCACAGTAAGCTATTCCTTTCATACCACCACCACTTATAACAAGATCTGTAATGATTCTTGGCATTTTCTTTGTGTTAATATTACCAAAATAATATTAACAAATATTTTGCGAAACTAATCTACTAACTAATTAATTTTCTCTAAAGCACTAATTTTCTCTAAAGCACTAATTTTCTGCAAAGCACTAATTTTCTGCAAAGCACTAATTTTCTGCAAAGCAGATGTCTTTAAAGAAAAGGCAGTTGACACCATAGATTGGGTAACGACATTCTGTAATTTGATCATCATTCATATAGACAACTAATTCTAGTTTTGGATCGTCTAAGTCAATATCGTACTGTTCTTTAATATCAAGGAGAAAATGTGAGACTTTACTTTGATTATCCGTTTTATCAAAGTGATAAACATATTCTCTAAACATTTCTGTAACGTCGAGGACATAATTTGTTTCTTCATTTACAAAACTACAGTTTAAAATATTATGACGTAATTTCATGTTTTGTTCAATTTGATTATATATTTCATTAAACTTCATATGCGTGTTTGTGTCAGCATGAATAACTTTAAGATCGTAAAATTTATTATCAATATTTGCTTTTAAAACATGAATGACTGTTTGATCTTTGTGTTTTGTGTAAAGGTGTCGAATGGGTCCAGATGAATTAAAGAAAATTAATTTGTACATATACTTGTACATTTCGACAATGTAAATATAAATTTGAACAAGTAGGAGTAATAATTTAGTTCCAAGAGCTTTTTGGGTGTTTAGTGGTAATAATAAAAAAATACAAGAACCTAAGCCCACAACCGTGATAAATGACCAAATCATTTTATTTAAAAATGTAAGTTTAATATTTTTAAATAACTACGTTTGAAGATGAATTTTTTAGATTTTTTAAAAAAACAAAATGGGGTAGAATCTAATAATACAACAAAACAAGTACAGCAAATTACACAAATTTCATCACCACAACAAACTACAACAAATCAAACTACAGCACATCAAACTACAACAAATCAAACTACAACAAATCAAACTACAACAAATCAAACTACAACAAATCAAACTACAACAAATCAAACTACAACAAAGCAAACTACAAAGCAAACTTCTACTCTAATTCAAAATTACTGTGATAGGTTACAAAGAGGTGATTTTATTGTTGTTGTTCGTGTAGAAAATAGTAGATATAATTCGTATAAAGGATATATAGGTGAAGTTAGAGAATATCGTAAGGGTCAATCTACAGCTTTAGTTTTATTAAATGCTATTAACTCTGCTAAATATTTACGTTTACCTATTGAACATTTAGCACCAATTAGTTCCAATTAATTAGCTCGAATACTCTTGTTTTTTTGAAATGTAGTATGTAAAATATTTAAAAATTTTTCTACTTTTTCTCTTTGTACAGTAATCGGATCGGAACTGGAAATGATAGGATTTTGTGTATCTAAGTAATAAATGTATTTATTATTACCAGGTTCTTTGTTAATAAGAACTAGTGTAGCAGTTTTGTCAAACCCACGAATATCGCCATGAGTTATATAAATAAACCAAGTTTCATGAGAATGTTTTAGTTTTAACTTACGAAATAGATTTTTCATATATGTAAATCCTTTGGTAATTACATCTGTAGCTTGTGTCTCGTTAGTGTGTTGATCTGTCTCTTGGTTAGTGTCTTGGTTAGTGTGTTGATTAATTTGTTGGGTGTTAATGGTGGTGTAATTAGAAAAGTGTTTTGTTAAATAAAATTTCAGCGCCCGATGTAAATCTGTACAATTTTCTTGTGTGTCTATATTGTAGTAAACTTGGAGTAAGGACATCGTTAATTAATACAAATTAATAATTAACGTCAAATTAACGCTAACTAAATGAATTAAATTTTATTGGTATATTATAATGGTAGCAGCTTCGCGTTACAATTCTACATCAGGATTGGCTACAAAATCATGGGGTCCCAATGGTTGGTACTTTTTATTTTCGTGTATTATGGGTGGTTATCCACCTAAATTAAATCCAGAATTAAAAGAACATCGTCAGATCAAGAGACATTTTAAAAACATGTTATTATCACTTGGGCATACAATGCCTTGTATTTTTTGCAGAGAATCTTATAAACAATTTTACAAAGAATTGCCTATTGAACAATTTACAGGTAGTCGTATTGAAATGATGAAATGGTTGTACCTTATACGTGACAAAGTAAATCGTAAATTGATTGCTCAAGAACGAGAATGTTATATCCGAGAAAAAAAAGCGTTCAAGGCACAATTCCGTAAAGGTGAACTTACAAAACGAGAGTATTACGAAAAGGTAGCCCAGATGAAAAGTGAAACTCTTATTACCGAACCAAGTCCACCATTTGCAGAAGTTCTCGAAAAATATGAAAGTATTCGTGCTGGATGCTCAAAACGAGCTAAAACATGCGCTATCAAACAAAAAGAGATTAATTAAAAGCGTTAAACAAAAAGAATAAGAGCTATCAAACAAAAAGAATAATAAAATAATCATTACACAATCAAATCTAATTTAACATTTATAGAAATTACCTTTTTTTCTTTTTGGTAATTTTTTTGGTATTGCGATCTTCGTACACTAACTCGATTTGTGAATTAGGATACTTTTTTCTAATCTGTTGAAATTGACTTTGATTAATGGGTCCTCTGAATGTACTATTACTACCACTACCAACACCACTACCAATTCTGTTAACGCCACTACCACTACTACCACTGATACCACTACGTGTTCCCCAGTCAATGTATAAATAAAATGGCTCAATAAATTCTACAATGTATTGGCTCTCTGATAATTTATTAATAAGAAAAAGAATACATGATTTCATGTCATAAAGTGGATATCCAATAAGAATTTTTGGTACTTCAAAGATCACAAATGTTTTATCAGTGTGACGATTGGTATACACAATTTTTTCAATACATTTATTTAAAACAATATTGAAAATTTGCGTTTTAGATTCGTCCTTGATTGTTTTTTCTCGTTGTAAAGAGTCGATTGATGGTATGGAATTCGGCGAAGGTTTCATATACCCCTGCTGTCTCTAATTTAGTTAAATAAAATAAATTATTTATTTTTGTAGTAATAGTAGTAGCAGTAGTAGTAGTAGTAGCAAATGACGTGTATTTTATTATATGGGTTGGATAGCTTGAATTTACAATTCGCACAATTAGGTGAACACGTAATTCTTGTAGAACCAAGAAAAATGGTTTTGGATTTTCTCCAGACCAATCGCCAAAAGTTAACTAATGTTACCGTTGTACCAAAGTTACTTGATACCACAAATTCACAGGAAAAAAGTATCTACTACCCTAAACAGATTTTCACTTTTAGAAGGCAACGAAGTAAATCGCAACAAGATTTACCAAAAAAATACTTTACAGAAGGTGGAAATATGGAACTAGCACGTGAAAAGTTACATACAATTAATATTCAATCTCTTATTCACAATTACAAAATACAATGTATAGAAGAATTTGTGTTTAATATAAATATTGACAACAATTCCTCTGTTTTACAAGACTTGTTAAAATACAATCACATAGTTTCTAAAATAAAGATTGGAGTGGAAGTTGATTTGCAAATTGATGACGCCAAATACTGCTTATCTCAAACCGACACACGCACGTATGTTCATAAAAATACACGTATCCCATTGCCAAAAATACATATGTGGTCAGAAAGGCCATTAGGTGACGTAGAACAAGCTTTTGATTTGTTAGTAAGTCAATATTCAATGACACACGAATTTGTTAATTCGTATTCTAATAATTCGTTACACCTATTTCTTATCGAACAATTAGAGGCTTTCTTTACAAAAACAAAAACACCCGAATCAACTCCTGAAATTTTAATTTTCTTTAACCCAAATTATCTATCTAATCGTGACAATATTTTCCAAATTTTATATCCATTACGTGATAATACACTTTATATAAACAAAGACTTTAATATCATTTATGGTTCAAGATTAGCAATGTACATGTTATATCAAATATTAAAATCCGTTTACTTTCAACAGTTTTTAACAGAAAAAGAACAAGGTGAAAAGTTATATAAAATTTTTTATAAACAATATTTTTATGATTATTTGTATCGTAGTTTTACTGTTCATGAAATTTAGAAATTTAGTCCCTTTATAGAATACATGTAAGTTTGTGTTTTGGAATACTACAACGTGTATATTTTTGTGTTACGAGGGGATTTACAAGATTTTGGTCTAATTTCACCTTTGTAGATGATTTATCAATGGTATGTGTTTTGGAATTCCAACTTACAGATTGGATATCTAAATCAAAATTAAAA